AACTGCCGCAGGTCAAGTGGGTGCAACCAATGCCTTGACTGGTGGTTTGAATCAATATTTGAACTACTCTAGTAATCAAGATTTGGTAAACGCATTCCGTCAATCAGCATACGCAAAATAAAGGCGAATCATGGCTTTAGATCCAAATATCGCATTGGGTGTTAAACCACTCGAATTGCAAAACCCACTTGCGCAATATGCGCAAATGGCGCAGATCCAAGGTGCGCAGAATCAAAACTCTCTAGCTCAGTATCAACTGAGTGCCGCTAAACGCGCTGATGAATTGACCAACGCCACAAACGAGTTGTATGCCAAGCATTTCAACCCCACAACTGGTAAAGTGAACATGAACGCTCTTGGTGCTGATTTAGCGGCCAAGGGTTTTGGTGCGCAGATTCCAGTGATGCAGGCCAAGCAACAAGAGTTAGAAGGTAAGGTTGCGACTACAAGCAAGACAAAAGCCGATGCTGCCGAAGCCCGTCGAAAACTAATATCTCAAGCTGAACGAGATATTAGCTCACGACCATCGGATGCCAACATTACCGCTTACTTGGAAGACATCCAAGGTTCTGATTTATTCACTCCGCAGGAAAAAACTGCTGTTGAGATGAAAATGAAAGAGCTTTTAGGAACACCTTTTGCCAAGCGTGGGGAGATTTTGTCTCAAGCTGGTGCAAGTGCGTCCGATTTGACAGCGCGTGGTCAACTCAAAGTGTCTCAAGGTCAGCTCAAGGTTGCACAAGATCGTTTGGCGCAAGATGCTCAAGCGGTCACATATCAGCAAGACGCAAACGGTAACTATGTTGCACTGCCTACTAAGCTCCCTGCTGGTGCTGTACCAACAGCACGATCTGTTATTGCCCCAGGTGGCGGCATGACACCGTTGGCTGGTAAAGACCCGTCTAAGACCGCAGTTTCTGAGCAGCAGGCTGCTTACAACATCGGACGTATCTTGAACGCTGCGAAGCAGATTGACAACGTTGTTAAAACAAACCCATCGGCAATTCAACCAGGTGCAATGGAAGCAGGATTCAGTGCTGTTGGTATGAAGGGTACAGCTAATGCTTCACGTAACGCAGATCGTCAAATCGTAAGCGGTGCTCAACGTGATGCACTTGATGCTATGTTGTATTTGGCCACTGGTGCTGCATACAATAAAGAACAACTCGAAGGTCAAATGGAAGCGTACATTCCCCAGTACACTGATAAACCTGAGCGCGTTGCATCCAAGCAAATGATGATGACACAATTGATTCAATCCGCTAAAGTCCGAGCTGGTAAAGCGTGGACTCCTGAAATGGAAAGCGCGGTTCAGAGTTTGATGAACCCAAATACTGCCGCTTCTGGTAATGTGGACACAAGCAACCCATTACTCGGTGGCAAACCGTAAAGGACTGAAATGGCCGATTTAGCCTCAATCCTTAAAGACCCAAACTACGTCAACGCGAACGAGGCTACCAAGGCCGCGATCTTTGATAAATGGGCTCCCCAAGACCCTAATTTTGCAAATGCAAATGCTGCTACTCAAAGCGCAATTCGTGCAAAGTTTGGTGTTGCCGCACCAGTAGCTGCCGAACCATCCACGTACTCAAAGGTGCGTGACTTTGTCACACCTACAGTCGAAGCACTTGGTGCTGTCGGTGGTGGTGCTGCTGGCTCTCTTGGTGGTCCCTTGGGTGCTGTTGCTGGTGCTGGCTTAGGTTACGCTGGTGCTAAAGAACTGTTGAAGTTTGCCGACACTCTTGCTGGCGAAGGTGGTCCAAAAGAATCCATGGCTCAAGCGGGTGTCCGTCAAGCTAAGACTGCGCTTGAGGGCGCTACGATGGAAGCAGGTGGTCGTGTAATCGGTCAGGGTCTTGGTTATGTTGCTGGCAAGATTGCAGACATGCGTCAGATCCCTCAGCAAAAAGCTGCTGAGATTGCACGTAACGCACTCGGACCAGATCTTGATAAAGTCAAGAATGCATTGGCTCAGGCTCCAGCAGGTGTAACCGCTGGTCAAGCCACTGCTGGACTCAACAGCCCCACATGGCAAGCGTTGATGGAGCGTGCCAGCAAGCGCGATCCACGTTTCATGGAAGCACTGAAAGAGTCTCAGGGTGAAGTGTCACTCAACGCCCTGTCAAAGTTGGCAGGTGGTACTACAGCCACAGAAGCTCGTGGTACAACCGAAGCTGCAAAGAATGCTTTGAACACAATCACTACACCCATGCGTGAGTCTGCATTGTCTCGTGCAAACTTGGGTAAAGCTGTTGCTGAGTATGAAGCTAAGGCTGGTAAATTGAGTGCTGATGCTACCGCCAAAGTTGCAGATGTACGTCGATTGGTCAACGCTGGCGATCTTGCAGAAGCATCTGCCCGACTGGATCTAATTAAACAAGGTCGTCCTGTTGGCGCTACTCAATACACATACAAGGGTGAGTTGGCTCAAATGGCTGACGACTGGGCTTCCAAGGCTGCTGACGCATCTCTCGATCTAGGTCAAGGTGCTCGGTTTGCTCAAGGTGCTGCTGACGCAATGCGATCTGTTGGCATTAAACCCCTCGAAGGTGAAACCCTTGCACGCAGCATCAGTGGTATCGCCAACAAGCCAGAATTTGCAGGTAATGACTTGCTGGCTGGCGCTGCCAAAAACGTGGCTCAAGATATTGCAAAGTGGACGGGAAGCGGTGGTGTTGTGGATGCCAAAGCCCTTGATGCTATTCGTAAGAACTCCGTCAATGCCACGATTCAACAGTTACGCCCAGGCGTTGATGCCACGACTCAACGCAATCTGGCAGCAGGTGTATTGTCCAAGATCAAACCCGTTCTTGATGATGCGATTGAAGCCGCTGGTGGTGAAGGTTACAAGCAATATTTGGCAGATTACGCCAAGGGTATGCAACGCATCGCTGAGAAGAAACTCAGCGGTGAAGCCTTGACCATGTTCAAAACCAACCCTGATGCTTTTGTGAAACTGGTTCAAGGTGAATCACCAGAAGCTGTTGAAAAGATCCTTGGTCCAGGTAAATACGACATCGCTAAAGAAGTCAGTGAAAACACACTCGCAACGCTTCAAGATCAAGCGTCTAAGGTTGTGCGCGACATTAAGATGGGTAAGGAAGTAACAGCAGGTCAAGACGCGCTCAAAGAGTTGTTGTTGCAGCAAATCTCCAAAATGCGTTTACCTTCGTACTTGAGTGCTGTGGCATCTACCACAAACAAGGCGTTGCAGATCTTGGAAGACAAGATTGGTAAGAACACCATGGATGTGTTGACAAAAGCCTCTCAGACACCTCAAGGTGCTGCTGAATTGCTTGACACATTGTCTGGTGCTGAACGTACTCGTGTGGCTAAGATCTTGTCCAATCCTCAAGAATGGACACCTGGCGCAGCCGCAGTTGCAGTCAATGCGCTCAAACCAGAGCAAAAACCTGCCAACAAGAACTCACTGCGTATAGAATTACGTGGCATGGCCAATAAGGAATAAAGATGGCATCACTATCACCCACCCCCAAGCTACAGTTCTTCGGCACTGATGGCCTCCCACTCGTCGGTGGCAAGCTGTATACGTATGCCGCTGGCACAACGACTCCTTTGGCCACGTATGTGGACTACACGGGCACTACGACTAACACAAACCCTGTCATCTTGGATTCCAATGGTGAGTGCGATGTTTGGTTGTCCAACACCTTGATCTACAAGTATGTACTCAAGGATGCTAATGACACGACTTTATACACCGTTGACTATATATCTGTGCCAATCACAGCCGTGTCTTTTGCCGCACCACCTGCAATCGGTGACGCAATTCCCAACGAAGGTACATTCACCAACTTGAACGTAGTAAACCTGATGACCCTTGAGGGCACAGGTGCTGCGATTTTGAACGTGGGTACTACTGGTGAACGCCCCGCTGATCCCGAAGCTGGCATGGTGCGATACAACAGCACCACAACCAAGTTCGAGGGTTACAACGGCGCATGGGGTCCGTTAGGTGGTGGTGCTACTGGTGGTGGCACTGACAACGTGTTTATCCAAAACGGTCAAACTGTTACAGTGGACTACAGCATCCCCGCCGATCAGAACGCCATGAGCACTGGTCCTATCTCCATCAATGACGGTGTGACCGTCACCATTCCCGACACAAGCGTGTGGGCCATCATTTAAGGAACGATCATGGGTGTTAAATTAGTTTCCTCAAGCGCAGGATCAGTGGAGATTATTGCTCCAACTACTGCGTTTAACTATACGTTGACTGCTCCTGCTGTGACTGCGGGTCTTATTACTGACTCGGCTGGTGTGTTGAACATCGGATCGGGTCAGGTCTACAAGGATGCTTCGGGTAACGTGGGTATTGGTACGAGTTCGCCGACATTAAAACTTGAAGTGTCTAACGGAACAAATACTGGCTATATGCACCCAGGCGTTGGTATTGGTTTATCTGTCGGTTCAAAAACTAATGCCCCTCTTACTTTAGATGTGAACAACACCGAACGCGCCCGTATCGACACCAGCGGTAACTTGCTGATTGGGGCTACAAGTCAAATTAACGGAGATAAAGTTGGAGTTACGTTTGACGGACTGACGCAAAACGGTATTGTGTTTAAAACAACCTATGGTTCTATTGGTTCTGTATTTGCTCAATTTAGAACAACAAGTGCCGCAATCGGTAACATTACACAAAACGGCGCGAGTAGTGTTAGTTATGCAACATCATCTGATTACAGACTGAAAGAAAATGTGCAGCCAATGACAGCAGCTTTGTCTGTGGTTCAGCAGCTCAAGCCTTGCACATACACATGGAAAACAGACGGTTCTGACGGTCAAGGCTTCATTGCTCACGAATTGGCAGAAATAGTGCCAGACTGTGTCACAGGCGAAAAAGATGCTGTTGATGATGATGGCAACCCTGTCTATCAAGGCGTTGACACTAGCTTCTTGGTTGCTACTCTGACAGCAGCCATCCAAGAACAACAAGCCCTAATCACAACACTCACTGAGCGCATCACTGCATTGGAGCAAGCATAATGACAACTCGATTAGATGGAACAAATGGTGTCTTGCAATCGTATGACTATCAGGTACTGACAACTGGTTTCAGTTACACGTTCCCAGCAGGTACTCAGGTGTTGATCATCAACCCAGCAGGAACCCTTGCTACAGGTACGATAACGATGCCTTCGACTCCTGCTGATGGTATGACTGTTCGATTCAGTTCTAGTCAGATCATCACAGCGTTGACTGTCTCAGCAAACACTGGTCAAAGTATCGTGAGTGCTGTGACAACTTTGGCCTTGGGTGGTAGTGCTCAATATATGTATCGTCAATCGAATACCACTTGGTATCGCATTGCTTAAAGGAACACAAACATGACAATCATCCTTAACGGTTCAACGGGTATCACCAGTGTTGACGGTTCGGCAACAGCGCCATCCGTAACTGGTACTGACACAGACACAGGTATTGTCTACGGTACAAATACTCTATCTTTTGCTACAGGTGGTGCAGAACGCGCCCGTATCGACTCCAGCGGTAACTTGCTGGTGGGGACTACAAACTCAAACCCTATTGGTTCAAACGTAGCTGGTATTGTTTCTTCACCCAGCGGTAACTTTTCTGTTTCGCGTGACGCAGCACCTGCTTTGGATTTAAACCGTTACACCAGTGATGGTACTTTAGCCCGTTTCTATCGCAGTGCAACGCAGGTTGGTCGAATTGATATAACTACTACCGCAACGTCTTACGTTACGTCTTCTGACTATCGACTCAAAGATAATCCTCAACCCATGGTTGGTGCTTTGTCAACGGTTACTCAACTCAAGCCTTGTACTTACACATGGAAGGTGAACGGACAACAAGGACAAGGTTTTATCGCTCACGAGTTACAAGCTGTTGTTCCTGAATGCGTGTCTGGTGAAAAAGATGCAATTGATGAAAACGGCGACCCAGTTTATCAAGGCATCGACACCAGTTTCTTGGTCGCTACATTGACAGCAGCTATCCAAGAACTCAAAGCGGAGTTTGACGAGTACAAGGCGGCGCACCCATGACCGATACGATCTCAGTAACAGCAGCACGTCTGGACACACATGAGGCTGTGTGCGCACAGCGATACGAAACGATCAGTGACCGACTCGACAAGGGTGCAGAGCGCATGGATAAGATGCAGTATCTGATCTACGCAGTCTTGGCCGCTGTGTTGCTCGGACCAGGTGCTGCTGCCGAGTTTTTTAAGCGTTTGATCGGTCTGTAATGTGGGTCCAGAAATCATGCTTGCGCTTCAAGCGATGCGTGCAGCATATTCTGGAATCCAATATTGCTGTGACTGTCTCCGTGAAGGGTCTGTCGAAATCCAGCGAGTCAAGAAAACCGTTGAAGGTGGAGTCGCTGATGTCAAGAAGATCTACTCAGAAGTCACAGGACTTTGGGGATGGATCAAGGGTCTATTGCGACATAAACCCGTATCAGATACCAAATCTGCCCCCACACCCACCGCGCAAAAGTCTGTGGCGAAAGAGGTCTACATCGACCATATACCCACTCAAGACGAAGTTGTCCAGCAGTTCATCGGCCACGTTGGTGAGTGGTTCGACAACTATCACACTCTAAAGACATTCACTGAGAAACGATACGCTGAGGTGTTCAGCAAGGACGTGATTGATCAAAAGGAAGTGTTGGAGCTGACCCAGCTACAAGTCGAAGTGGACGCTGCATACCCTGCTCTGATGACCCTGATGACCACCAACGCCCCGTGGCAGATTGGTCCCATCTGGACACAGTTCAAAGAGATGCAGGATAAGGTCAAAGCAGGTCAAGCTGCACGTCAGATGAAACAGCGCAGAGAGAAGGCACTCAATGACGCACGCGCGGCACAACACCGCAGCGATAGAATAGATCGCAATTTGACGTGGTTCTGGTCAGTTGTGTTGGTCATTTACTTTTGGATTCTGATGGGTGCAGTATGGCTAAACACGAAGACAATGCGATAGTGTTCATGCTATGCGTCATTGTGGGTATCTTGTTCGTGGTGCTGTGCTTCTTGCTGCTGCGCCTGATGACGGTGGATTCACAACTCGTGCGTAACAAGCGTGAGGTGGATAAAGCAATCGTGCTTCTAAGGGAGGAGCGCGAGAAATTTAAAAAGGAGTTGGATGATGGACGAAAACCATAAACAGAAGTGGACCTATCTGATGGGTCTGACCTACATGATCGTGAACATCGCTGACTTTGTGGCGTTCCCCATCATGTACACCATTGTTCAGTTTTGGGAAACCCAAGCAGCTAATGATGCGTTTCGCCAGTGGGTTCCATTGACTCTCACCAACGGTGGATTTATTCACATCGCGTTTGCTGCGATCCTTGGTATCTCCGCCTTCAACAAAGAAGAAAAGAAACCCAATGCTGCGTAACCTCGGCATCTTCATCGCCTGTTTGACGATGGCGTTCTTTGCTGGTAAGTACCAAGAGCGCCAAGAGATCAAAGCAGAAGTCACACGCATTGAATCAGCGATGCAGGATGAAGCTGCGGCCACCACCGCCAAACTTGAAAAGGAAAAACGTGATGCTGAAATCAAAGTCAACCAACTTCGTGCTGATGTCGCTGCTGGTGCTGTCAGGTTGTCAGTCCGTGCCAGTTGCTCTGCCTCCACTGCCGCAGGGGATTCAGAAGCGCGAGCCGAACTTGACCCAAAGGCTGCTGACGACATTATCGCCATCACAGCAGACGGTGACCAAGCAATCATCGAACTAAACTCGTGCATCGACTTTTACAACAACTTGAGGAATGTTAAATGAAGCTCAGTGAATACTTCACCCTTGAAGAAGCCACCTACTCTGAAACCGCGATCCGCTTGGGTCTTGACAATCAGCCGAGCATCGCTCAGTTGGAAAACATGAAACATGTTGCTGTCACCCATGCTGATCTGATTCGCAAAGAACTCGGTCACCCAGTACACATCAATTCATGGCTTCGTTTACCTGACGTGAACGTGGCTGTCGGTGGATCAAAGGTGTCCTCACACATGGACGGTTGGGCATTCGATATGACGTGCGCAGGCTTCGGTGACACTCTGGCTACTGCCAAGAAGATCGCTGAGATCTTTAAAGAGCACGGTGTCAAGTTTGACCAGATCATTCACGAGTATGGCCGCTGGGTACATGTCTCTGGAGCGCCAGAAGGCCGTGGGCAATTGTTGACCATCTATCGTCCAGAGAACAAGTACAAGACAGGTTTGTTGTCAGAAGCTGAGTATCACGCAGCCTGATTCCAAGACGGTACACTGACCCACGTAGTTTTCTGAGGCTTGTACTCAGGCTGCGTGGGTTTCTTTTTGGCTGCTTCACGGATGCGTTTGTTAGCCAGTTGCTGAGACAGACGTTCCCGTTTGGCGATTTCACGAGCAGCCTTGCGCCTCTTGGCATCCTCAGCCTGTTTATCATCAACAACATGAACAGGATAGTCGGATGCCAAAGGCTTGGTTGCATTGGCAGGTACGGCAACACAGCGCCAGATTGCGTTGAACTGACGAGCACCCGTGGGGCTAATCACGAAGTCTGCGATGTAGCAGCCATAGGTGCGCCGTAGGCACGAGATCAGCAGATCCTGTGCGTACCCTGTCAACTTGGCCAACTCGCGCACCGTGAGCCCTTGTGGGTGGAGAAGCAGGGCTTCTCGCACCACCTCACTGATCGTCTTGGCTACTGGCATTGATAATCTCCTTCAAACGCAGCAAACGCTTGATGTGATATTCAATCATGCTCTGGTGATACTCAGCGGCACTCTGAGACAACAGAAGCTCTCGTCGAGCTTCATCGTACTCAATTTGTGCCAGTTGATCGGCAGTCGGGGTTTTGAACATTCGTTTCAGTTGATCTAACATATTTACTCCTTGTATAACAAGTGTATCACACTTCTTTAACGAAGATGCCCTCGGGAGTCAAATAACCCTTGCGGTCTTTGATCTCGTTGTATGCGCCAGCAAGACACTCGACAAGATCAATGTCCATCACCGCGCACACCATGATCAGTGTTACCACAATGTCACCCACGGCATCTTTGGATTCGTCAAGATTCTTTTTGTTGATGGCATCAAACAACTCGGTGACTTCCTCAAGTGTCTTGATGGCCTGTGAGAGTGCTGTAGCGTTTTGCACAATGCCACGGGCCTCACCCCATTGCACAACTTTCATTTCGATTTCAGAATAGCTCATTTTCATTGTCCTTTCGATTGACGGTATTGTTTGATCGCGTTACGCAATCCTGCTTGGGTTGTTGCTTTGTCATCCAGCGCCAAAGCCTGCGCTTGATCCAGTGTGTCTTGCATCATGATCCGATGACACATGACGGGTGCTCCTTGACCTTGGCGGCGTACTCGGGCGTTGAACTGTTCGTACAAGTCCAGTGACCAGTTGAGTCCATACCACACCAAGATGTGACCATTCTTTTGAAGACCATCAATCCCGTGACCCATGGATGCGGGGTGGCCAATCATCAGTTGACAGTCACCAGTTTTCCAGCGGTGCATGGCGTTGGTCAACGACTGCTCACTCTTGCACTCAGTCAGGTTGATTGGACGCAGAGATTTAAACTTTTCCATGATCCGCGCTGCATCGCTTCGGTAAGCATAGGCGCACAGGATTGGTGAACCCTGAGCTTCGTCGATGATGTCTTCAAGTGCTTCCAGCTTCAAGTCATGCACGGGTTCCCACAGTGGCATCCCAGCCACAGGGTACATCGCACCGTTGGAGAACTGGAGACACTTGTTGGTCAGTGATGCCTGGTTAAACGCTTCGACTGTTGTGCCGCTGTCAAGCTGCAAGAAGAACTCTTTTTCCATCTTGTCGTACTTGGCACGCAGGACATCAGGCATCTCGATCTCGATGTTGTTGACGATCAAGTCAGGCAGTGGGTTGTAGTCCTCAGCAGACATCTCAAGGGTGATGTCACCAATGAGCTTCTTGATTGTGTCTTCAGTGTCTTCGTAGGCCACCTCTTTGTACGGTCCCACCTTCTTGTAGAACCGTGTGCGAAAGGCTGTCTTGGATGTACCAAGGCGCTCACCCTTGTCCACCACCAAGAACTGCCCGTGGAGGTCTTTGTAGCCATTGGATGCAGGCGTGCCAGTGAGTCCAGTGGTCCAGTCGAAGTGAGGCAGCACTTTACGAATTGCCTTGACTCGATTGGTTGCTGAGTTCTTGCACTTGCTGATCTCGTCCCACACCACACCATTGAAGGGGATCGGGCGATCTTTCTTGATGAAGTAGGTGTGCAGCGTTTCAGACATCCACTGCATGTTTTCGTAGTTGACAAGGTAGATGTCAGCAGGACGCAAGAGAGCGCGGGTGCGCTGATCCCGTGTGCCTGTGACCATACTGAATCGCAGATCCTTGGTGTGCTCCCACTTAGCGGCTTCTTGTCGCCACACAAGTCGGATCACTCGGATCGGGGCCACGATGATCACGCCACGCAGGAAGCCCGACTTGATCAGATGCGCGAGGCTCGTCAACGTGATTACGGTCTTACCCAAACCCATGTCGAGCCACAGCATCGAGTTGGGGTGTGAGCACTGGAAGCCGACAGCCTTCTTTTGGTAGTCGTGCAATAGGTTAGGAGTTAGCATTTTTCATCTCACATGTGAATCCACAATCTGCTGGGGAATCAATTTTGAATCGACCACGCTTAGGATTAAGCTGATCAAGATATACAGGACCGTTGTCATCTTTGTTAACAGCGTGACCAATGACCCGTTCGAGTTTGGCCATGCGATCAAAGTGATCAGGGAAGTCTTTACGAATCTTGTTCCAATAACCCATACCACCTTTGACACACCCGATACAGTTGTTGTTCTGATAACCCAACTTGTACATTACAGGCAGTTCTAAACCAAGCATTCTCAAATGCGAGTAGCAGTCCTGTTTCTTTACAGCGTTGTCAATCAATATGAAGTCTTCTTTGACATCGTTGTTTGAGTCAATGAAGCGGTCTGCGCGATCTTGTTCTTCAACGGTGTACCCAAAAATTTGGATGTCGTCAGGGCGCTGATACTCACGCCTCATGTTCTTCTTTAATTCAAGAGTGCATGGTGCGCCATGTGGTCCTTTGATAAACTGGCGTTTCATAAACACATCGTAAATAGAACCGCTGTACTTTTCATTGGTGATGATCTTTACAGGGATGCCTGTGACACGAGTGAAATCATCAAGGAAGCGAAGGTTGTCTTCGTGTTCTTCAACAACGCGACAGTACACAGCTTCTATCTCACCATATTTGATGGCTGCAAGAATCGTGGCAACAGCACTGGCGGCTCCACAAGAGAACCATGAAATTACCCGCATTTTGGAAATACCTCAAAAATAAACCAAGTAGTCATGTAACCAAGCCACACACCACACATGAAAATCAGTATCTCTTTTGATTTCATATCAGCATCCCATCACCATTAAATCAATCATGTTCTTACCTTCGATTACGTTGTCAATTACAAAGACACTTACTTTTTGTTGTCTGAGAGTATTGTGTTCTCGTTCTTGCGCACCAGTCGGTTTAGCACCCGCACGCTTAAATTCGCAGAACCACACACGGCCATCAGGCGCGATGAACAGACGATCTGGCACAGCAGCCCGTGCGGGGCTGGTGAACTTGTAAGCAAGCACACCCTTCGATCTGGCGTATTCACAGACTTTGGATTCAATTACTTTTTCCAACATCTTGTGTCTCCAGTTCAATCAGTTTGTCGAGGTAGTGGCGTGCTTTGCGCAGATCCTCTACACCACCTTTGTCACGCCAGCGGCTGACGTACTTGACCACGTTGCCTTCAAAGTAGCCAAGATTATTGGCTGCAATGTAGTCCCATGGTTGCACTGTTTTCTCTTTGTAGTGTGTGCCACCGTGCTGAATGTTGTTTACTGTGCTCATAAATTTGTTTACCTCTTTAAGTGTTTCCTCAGATACTGGAATCATCTGCCCTCTCATGCCAATCCCAAACATAGTTTCTCCACTTCTCGAACGTAGTAATCAAAATCAACTGGCAGCTTGCCAGCATCTCGGATGTCGTTGCATGGCTGGACACCCCAACCAGACTCAACGCCAATCTTTCGCCACACATCGGGCTTTGTCTTGGTAGGTGGCATCCACTTGAACAGGCGACCACCACCCTGCGCAATGTAGTAGCGCGTGATGTTCTGCAACTGTGACGGCACACCATCATGCTCAATCGCCAAGTAGCTAGACCGTGGCACTTTGGTGCGCAACATGAAGTCCATGATCTCAGGCCACTGCTCCACAGTCTCACGGATCGGTGCGCCTTCGATCAACACTTTCTCGGCTACCTTGGGGATCACCAGACCACCAGCGTTTTGATGCCATCCGAGTTTGTATTCGTAAGCACCCTTGCGCTTCACGTTACCGTTCTCATAGACCGCAATATAGTTGTTCACGTCACGGATCATCATGGTCTTGTAGATCGCTTCTTCAAGCTCCAAACCTGTGAGCTTTTCCCACCATTCACGAACAGCGTTGACCTTACCTTTATGTGTGCGAAGTACACGGACAGTCAAACCGTCAGTGTTCACCTGAATCAACTGCAACCCGTCAATCATCATCAAGTGCTCTGCAAGTTTGCACAGCAGCAGTTGACCGTTGAGCGTAATGCTCATGGTGAACAAAGGGTCATAGAACACGCTGAATGCGCTGTTGCTGTCACCGTACACACCGTTCAGTGCCAGCTTGAGCATGGCGTTCTCTGCGCTACCTTTGGGGTATGTTTTGCGTTGCTCGTACAAGTGCTTGTAGATGTCGCAGAATGTTTCGCCTAGATGCTGTGGAAAAAAGCGATTAGTAATAGCGAGGTTTGGATAATAGCTACTGACATCCAGATCAACAATAACGAAGTCGGAGTCTGATTCAACAATTTCCGATTCAATAGAACCGTGGATGCCACCAAGACCAAACACAAACTCGAAACCATTAACACGAGCTGTGACATCTTCAAAGACTCCCTTTGTTTCAGTGATGACCTGACCCTTAAGCCAGTTGAGTACACGCGTGAACTCGGGGTTGCTGAACTCGATCCAAGGCAGGATCGCATCTTTGAGTGCAATCGTGGGGCGCTTGGTTTGTCGAGGTGTGCGACCACTTGGACCGAAGTCGTACAGAGCGACACCAGCTTCTTCGAGCTTCATCGCAAAATAGTCTTTACCGATCTTGGTGTCGTTGTGATTCATGAAGTCGCGCTGATACAAGTGAGTCAGTTCTTCACGGAACTTGATCATCTCAAGTGTCTTGTAATAGAACAACTTGGTCTGCGCCACGTCATGCTTGTTGTATTTCTTGAGCACGGGGATCTGCTCAGGTGTGAGGTTCGTGCCTACCTTGAACGGCAAGTCTTCGATGTTGTCGCTGCGCATGTTGAACTCAAGAACCTTGAGGCCAGTAGCGCGTGCCTTGTTGTCAAAATGGTGGATCTTGTAAAGATCAATCTGCTGCACGAATCGGTCAGACGGGTTGACGTTGTGCATCCATTTCTCGTCACCATCTTGACCATGAATGATCGCCATGGCTTTTTGATACAGCGTGTTCGCGTCACTGTGACCCATGCGGATCAAAGTGTGGATCACAGGATAATCGAACCCCAAGCTGTTAAAGCCAACCATGCGTGCATTGGTTTCCTTGAGGTGCTGGAGGAACGCAATGATCTCGCGGCTGTCGTTGCGTAGGTCACTGATCTCGAACATCCACTGCAAAGGTGACGATGCGTGTTCCACCGCCAGTGTGAACACGTTGGGATAGGTTTCAATGTCATAGATGAAGTCATTACTCATTACATTTACCAGTTAGGTGGGGGTCACGCGAGACTGTAGCTCCATAGTTAAAAATGGATTCGCGCTTCCCCCGATTCAATTACATACCCAAGAATGATGGCAAGCCAGGCATCGCTGGAGCAGCGGCAGCAGGAGCTGCACCGAACCCAGCAGGAGCACCAGCCACAGCACCGAAGAAGCCAGAGGCATCAACAGCACC